CCTTGACCCTCCAATGCAGTATAATATTGTGCTAAGAATTCACCAGCAAGAGGAAAATCCGCTTTAATAAAATCTGGCAGTTGATTCTTAACAACTGAGCTAATTTTGACCCTTTTATTTTCTGGCATTGATATTAGTATTGAGGAGCGGCCTGTGGTGTATTAGAAGATCCTACTACATATGTATCTGAGGAAAGAAGGCTAGTATTTGCGGTCTCTTCTTCAGTCAATCTAGCAACATCTCCAACCATATAACTAGAAGTTGCTGTATAAAGAGTACCTGATGTATTATCCCCAGAACTTACATTATCAGCAACCATATCTATGGTACTATTATTAATATCTAATTGTAGATATAAATCTTGCAGTCCAATAATATCATTAGACTTAGGACATGCTGAAATTTCTATTATTGGTATATTTTGAACTTGTTTAGATGTTGAAGTAATAGTAATAGGTTTCATTAATATTTCAGCTCTTTCATAATCAACAGTTCCTACATTAGTAGAAATAACTCTAGCATTAGTCCTACCTTCTAATGTAAATAAGAATAAAGTTCCATTTAAACCATCTTCATCAGGAACATCACTCATATACACAGTATCTGCCACCCCAGAGACATTAAACCCTGATGTCTTAATATTATACCCATTATTATCCTTTATATAAAACGCATTACCAAAACAAAGTTCATATTCTGCATTTTGATTTAATGCTGGTTTCAAATCTCTTCTTATTTCTATTTTAGTGATATTTGAAGTTATAGAATCATTACTATTATCTACAACTGTTTGAAATTTACTATATTTAAATTTTGCTCCATATTTATTCATTTCAGAAGAATCTGCATAGGTAGTAATATTACTAGAAATTACTGCTTTTACAGCATCTGAATTTGCTGCTAAACTAGGGTTATAATAAGCATTAATATGAGCTTCAATATACAAATACTTAAGATCTAAGATTTCAGTAACAATTCCAGCAACAGAATACTTTCTTAATATAGTATTAAGATTAGTTTTAATAGATTCTGGTACATAAGGACCATAAAATGGTTTTATAGTGATAAAAACCTTTCCATATTTTGGAGGATTCAATTCTTCACCTCCAAAAACTGAAACAGACTCAGTTTCTGGGTAAATTTTAGGAATTAGTGCTTCATAATCACCTGCTGTAACTGCTCTATTAAATGTTGAGTAAATTTTAGGTGCAAAACGCTTAATTGAGTCAACAGATTCAATTTCTTTACCACCTACAGACTCATTTACAGTAGAAAGGAGTGAAATTCCTGTACTTACAAGGTTATTATTGTTATCTACTATTCTTCCATTGAAAGAAAAGGAAGAAACTCCATTTGCTGCAGATCCACTGCTAGTAATATAAGAAACTTCAATATAATTAAGTGATTTTAACTTTTCTCCAAAGACTCCATCACCAAAAATCATCTCATATCTCTGATCTTGAACTTCTTGAAGAAAATAAACCCTAGAAGAGGAAGTAACTTCTATTAAAGTATCAGAAAATACGTATTTTTTAGAAGAAGTGCTAGATTCAGTCTCTCTTACAATCACTTCTAAGGTAGAAGTGTCAATATGTGAATTTTCTAAGGTATATCTTGATGGTGGAGCAGGTGTTTCTGATGAAACAGTGAAATTTGAGGTTAAAAATGTGCCTTCATATATTGTAACATTGCTAAAAGTAGCAATTCCATCAACTACAGGTACTGTTATGTCACTTGGGATACAAAAAGAGTAACTTTCTGACCCAAACACTGATGCAGAAGTAGTTACAATACCTTTTTTAAGGGTTAGAGTGACAGGTTTAGTGGTAAATCCAGTTGTATCTACAAAAAATGAAACTATTGCCTTCGACGCAGTCCTTGATCTAGGTGTATAACCAATATTTCTTGCTAATGCTACTACATTTTCTCTTAAAGTAGCACTATCTATGAAAACCTCATTGCTAATCATGTTAGCGTTGTATGAGGAGATGTAGGTATTGTATGCTAATACATCAATTATGTTGGAAAGATTAGATCCTTCAAAATCATAATCAGTAAATTCAGAATTTTCCCTTAAATAATCAGTAAGGGAAGTCTTTATTTGACTAAAATCTAAATCTGTAAATTTTACTAGTGCCATTTATCTTGTTGACTGTAGTGCAAAGTTTAATTGTTGAGGAGTAGCATCAATTCCTACTATTTCATATGTAATAGTAACATCAAATTCATTGCTATCATAGTTAGGTCTCACTTTCACATCATCTAAAATGACTCTTGGTTCATATTTAATGATGGTTTCTTCAATTTCATCCCTAATAGCTGAAGCAGAAATGTCATCTAGATTATCAAAAAGTACTTCACTTACTCTAGAACCTAGATTTTCATTAAAAAAACGTTCACCAGGTACAGTAAGCACCAAATTCCTAATAGAACGTGCTATAGCAGTGTTATTTTTAACGCCAATAAGGTCGTTATTAATAGGATTTACCTCAAAAGACATGCTAATGTCCTTAAATCCTCTACTAATCCTTTCTACAGGCATGAAACAACGGTAAATATAAGTTATTTATGTGGGTTTGAATGTAAAAAATATTGAACTAAAAAGGTTCTATTTATAATAGCAAGGTTATGGAACGTTTATATATAATATTATATAATGTTTGTACAAAATTTGGACAAAGACGTCGGAAATCTAATCAGAATTTTGTATTAAAGTACCCTGTTTTCAGGGTACTTTTTTTGATGGGCATTTATAGTATAAATAACTGTTAAATATTAGACTCCGACGTCTTATGAAAACAATTAATTACGCACGCCAAGAATACACAGATATTCTTTTAGAGGAAGTCATAAAAAAATTCCCTCATTATAAACCCCTAACTATAGAGTTAGAAGATTTATTATATAAGGGAAATA